TAATCCAGAACATCCGAGTCTTTTTACTTTACGTGTCATGGTAATACCAAGCGCATCGGCTTTAATCGACGATTCCATATGTACGTTTTCATATTCTAGATCATAGTGAACAATATCTGCTACTTGACCGCCAATATCATTCACTTCAACCAACACGTAGGCATCGTTATATTGTTTTGCCACAGCGACAATGGCCGTAGGAAACACCATCGGGGAAACAATATTATTTCGGTATCGTGCTACTACTTTATGGGGCATTTCTGTAGCATCAATTACACAAAATGCACTATAATCATTCCCCTGGCCCCTAGAGGTATCTGCTGTTAGGAAGTATGTTCTGTCTTCTCTGGCTTTTTTATATATCCACAGACCATCATTATTCTTAATTAAAGGTTCGGAATATGTCAAATCTCTGAGTTTTTCGGATTCTATTAAAGTATTTTGGCTGCCAATAAATTGACATTCAAATTCAATTTTAAATTGATGCTCACTAGTGTTGGCAATTGTTTTCTTTTTCCAGGCTTCGTCTCTAAGAGGCCCGCCAGGATATTGCGGAACTTCGTTCCAATTTACTTCAATTGCCTTATATTCATTCTTTCCGGGCTCTCCCTCTTTTTTGGTGGCACCCTTCCAGAAGTAATAATACATATTTAGACCGTTTGGGGTGGACACCATGAATACTTTAGTTGTTTGACCGGCACTGATAGTCGGATATACCGAACTAAAGAATTCTTCCGCGACGTTGTTTGGAACGTGTCCGAATTCATCAAGCATTACGAGATTATAAGAACCACCACGAATTGCACTAGATGATGTCGAAGAAGCAATAATTTTAGAACCATTTTCAAGTTGAAGGGAGTTTTTATTCCATTCAATTATTCCTTGTTGCAACCACACTGGAATATATTCATATGTAAGTTTAAGCCTGCTTAAAATTTCTTTTGCTGTTGCTTGTTTATTTGCAAGAACAGCAACAGACATATTTTGATTGAATAGAATATAATGTAAAATGTACGAAATGAAAGTCAAACTCTTACCACTCTGCCTGGGAAGTTTTGCAATAACAAACCTGTTACCGTGAGCAATATCTACAATTTCTTTTTGATAATCATATAAATTGAATGGAATTAGACCTTCGTCCAATGACACTACCTTGATGTATTTTTCAATAAAATATTCAGGATCTTGTGAACATTTAACGTATTCTTCGACCTGTTCTTTCGTGAAGTCTATTTTCACACCGGCTTCTTTGAGGTTAACATTCCCCAAGTAGCCACCCTTTTTACTAACCATTATTATTGTCCGTTAAAGCCTTGGTTCTGCTTCGTGCCTGATTGATTAGGTCTTGAAGATCACTTGTTGAACCAACATAAATTGAATTGTTGTTTGTTTGGTTGATATTAATCTCTTCTTTATTAATTTCTTTCATTTGTTTATGAATAGAAATTAAGTCCTGATTAATCTCGGCAACATTTTTTATCATTTGAGATGCTACTTCATATGCTCTGGGAGAATCTCCCTCATATGCAACTTTAAGGATGCCTTCAATGGCATCTTTACCGGTATCAATCAACTCTCTCATATTATCTCTTGCAAGATCATAATCGGCGTTTAATTGTTTCTTCTTTAGATCATCTGTTACCTCTGGTGGTGTTTTGATTACCCGTACGGGTTTTATTTCCTTACCTTCAAATTCCACATCGAGAGCATCCGATAATTTTTCATTAACAGATTTCTTTTCACTCATAGAATACATCGCTCCTTTCACCAGCCGTAGACCCGGTTGCTCTCACTCTAACATCATGTGCATCATTTATACTTGGCCATGCATCTCCTGTCACACCAAATATATCAACATAAGAATCTAGAATAACCTTAGTGGTTCTTTCGGGACCATAAACATATGTTTTTGCTGTAAATTCAAAACTACTTATAATACTTCTTCTAAAATCAAAATTACCTTCATAGTCCTCGACTGTTGAAACTGAATTTAAAATAATAGGTATATCAACTTTTTTGTTTACTTCATTTACGTTTAAAGACACGATAAATTCTGGACTAAAATATGGTGTAATTTGTTCAATTATTTGTAAATTATCATCCATAGTTCGGGTGAATGCATATAGTCCAAATGTAATTGTGTATGGAACTTCTCTATAATTGAAAGTTGTTTGGGGACTGCTCAAGGCTGTTTTTGTTTTTCCCAGTTTGTTGATTTTTCTCATAGGATCATAGGAGAAATTTAAAAGATCAAAACCCAATCGAGGAAGTGATATGTGAACTTTCGTATTATCTGAAATGGAACTAGATTCTTGAATTCTTCTAATGAATTTTTCTTTTGGTCCATATGATATCGGAACTCTAATAGTTTCTTTTGTTGTACCATCAGAATTTTTATGAACGAGATTAATATCATTGAATAGAGAACCAAACCCAATGACGAGTTTTCGAATTGCTTCATTATAGAATTGAGTAAACATCAGTAGCCCTCTTTATATCCTTGTTAAAGTGTTGTTTCTAGTACCCGCCCTCTGAAAAAGGATCAACGTCAGTAAAATCAAAGATGTCTTCCATATCTCTAATTAACTCTATATTGTCATTATCACCAGCCGGTGCATTATCCTGTGGTTCTTGTGGAACAATAATAGTTGTGGTAGTCTTAGAAGATACTTCATATTCTGCATTAGACACAGCACCTTTAATAGTTTCATCGGTGTCAGTAGAGAACGAACCAGACACATTAGTGATTGTTAGTTTAGTTGTGTCTCCATCCCATTTGGTAGCAGTTGCCGTGGAAGTAGCATTCTCCAACAGCGCCGAACCACCAGTAACACCAATAACCTGATATACAGTTTCACCCTCAAAGAAATTCACATAGGTGCTAGAACTAATCCTATCCCCCAGAGTGAGTTCAATAGCAAATTTCTTTCTCTCTTCCTCTACGGTATCAATATCACTGATTCCGGTGTCAATCTCCTCCATATTATAAGTGAAGGTTTCACACGTTAGTTTGTAGGTGAATAGTTTTCCTAATTGATAGAATGGATTTTCGTGTTCAACGAAGTTGATTTCAAAAAGTGTTTTGCTCAAAGGAAAGTAAATTAAATCTCCTTCTCTTGGCCGGGTGATATTTTCATATGCACCGACTGCATTTTCAAAACGTTTTCTGGATACCTGTAAAATTATAGAGTCTTTTATTTCTAGACCAAACTTTGCGATTAAATCACCTCGTCCGGAAAATCCGTCTATCGATTCAATATACATTTCAATTTCGTAACCATCATCGAACTTTGAAATATCATCCTCACCGAATAGGGTATCCTCATTCACAAGAGTTCGGGGAATATAGATCATATCCTTCCCCATCATCTTTATGATTTCGATAGTTATATCTTCGGTGACGTTTTGTTCACCAGAATATTCTTTAAAATATGGGTTGCGAGCCATTTATGATGTTCTCCGCTTATCCAGTCATAAAATCAATGGGAAGTTCAACTTCAGATTTCATTTCTTCTCTAATTCTCAATACTTCTTCTTCTCCCTGTGCTATTAATTGATCTCCATTAAATGAAACACCACCAGGCAATTGAACTCCTTGGAATTTTGAAAGGTTTTGGCCCCATTGTCGTTTTACCAATGCCGTGAAGTATCTTTTTAAGTGACGGTCGTTCCATATTTCTGGGAACGTGTTAGGATCTAATTTAACGTATGCATCTATTATTAAACTTTCCCCGGCATTTAGTTCCTGTCCCCAATTCATGTCTATGTGTAATTTATTAGTAACCTTACTGAACCTGATATTCTTTTCGGGCTGAAAGAAATCGGTCAGCAGGCTAATGTATCTTTTTGTCGAATCGTATCTTGCAAGCCCCATTGAACTATTACCACCCAATCCTCTGTTAATTCCAAAATAATCCATAAGAGCCATTTGATATCTTACGTCAAACATGTTAATATTTGCAAAATCACCAAATTGAAATATCTTTGTTACAGTCACAATATCTTGTCCGGTTGGACCATCTCCACTAAAACCGTTCACTGGCCCGAGATTATTTGTGTCAATGTAGTTGTTTGCTACATCGTCTGCTGTGACGTTATATGTGAAATATGCCTTTTCCACGCCATCGAAATGTCTTTCAACGAAATAATCCAAGGCATCGTCTAATCGATCCTCGGCTTGTTCGTAATCAACATTAATTTCAACAACTGGATAACCTAGAGTTCTAAAAGCATATTCTATAAGTGTTTCTCTTGAAGTTGGTCTTGCCATATAAAATCTCCTATTATATGTATAAAACAACAAGCACCCCTACAGAGGTGCTTGTTGCTTCGTGATAATAAAATATTTTTCTTTATTCTTCTTAATTTTGCTCTATATTTTACTTATTTTCCTCTTTTTTCTTCTTTTTCATTTCTTCTATTTTTCTTTTTTGGGCTTCTGCCATTCTTTTTTGTGATTCTTCCATTGCTTTTTTCTGTTCTTCTGTCATTTCGGGTAGAGTTACTGGAGTTCTTTCCATTTCTTTGTAGGAAATATTTTCGATGTAATGTTTTCTTGTTTCAGGCTCTTCTGCTTCTTCTGGGGTACTTGGTCTGTAGTTAGTAAATCCAGGCATTTGAAGAGGACACGTTACTTTTGGATAATCTAATTTACTATATTCATTAGAATCTGCAATCAACCAAGTTCCTTTTCGGTCTCCACATCCACACGCACCACAATATTTCTTTCCTTCTCCACCCTCAACTTCACTCGGCAATAAGTGTTCACATGGGGGAAGTTCACCGTTCATGTGTTCATTTCCTATACAACTCAAAACTCTTAATTGTTTGGTTGCTCTGTTGATCTTTTTATTGCCAAGTCCTCGGGAGGTGAGAGAGGTGGCAAAATTCTGGACCATACTCATTTTCTTTTTAAAGAATCCCCCTTGATCCGGAAGATCTTGTTCTTTAAATTTCTTTTTATTTTTACCACAGTTGCACCCCCTTTCTTTGGACGCTTCGCCTGGAAGTGGGGTTTGATTCATACTTTCTTCCATATTAATAAAACTCTCCTTTAGAATTTATAAAATGATACATTAAATAATACAATTGTCAAGGACAAATTTAACACTCATTATATTTTTTACAGGGGCTATTTGGAGAATTTGAATTACAATCGAACCACATGCATCTATGTAATTCAGTAACAAAAAGTTTCTTTCTAGAAGTATTTTGATTATTGGATGTTTTTTTGTTTTTTACTATGGAATTCCATGTTTGTTTTTGTGATGTGTCTAAATTAGAAATATAAAACTCAGATGGGAATTTATTCGATATGTCGATAAGCCTGTCAAAACAAAAACTGTCATGTGTACAATTTAAAACTTTAACATTATTTTCATTTTCCCATCTACATTTTGGTGTAGAAATACAGAACCCCTTAGGATAAGAATAACAATTATCACAGCACGGTGTTGTTTTATCGCACGATTTATAAAAATAATTCTTTCCAAACTCACCAAAATCTGATAATTCTTGTCTGGTTGCAGAAACATGAGTTCCATACCCAGAAGAATTTAAACCATCTGAATTTATAAATTCATTATTTTCAGAATAATCATCAATAAAATTTTGGGGATTAAATTCATTATCAGATGCAATAATATATAAATTCGTAGATTCTATTTCTACACCAAGAGGATTTTTCTGTGGTGTAGAAATCCCACCCTGTATTCCACACTGTTCGCACGACAATTGTGCATTATTAGAATCAGAAATTTCAATTGTTATTATGTTTTCTTCTTTAGCGGTTGAGTTTATGTTTGGTAGCCATTTTTTCTTATGAACACATGCGATGGCTTTAATGTTTTCTATGGTATTTAATAGAATATAATGATTTTCTAATATTTCATCTTGTACGTATATAATATCTCTACCGCCAGATTTGTCCCGACACTCTCTGTTGTCCATGACTGACATACTCGGAGACACATTAAATGTATTATATGTGTCGTGTTTTTTGAGAGTATATCGACAGCATGTTGATTCTTTTAATCTTCTATTTTTAAGATCAAAATATCTTTTTTGGTTCTTCTTTAATTTGTCGATTATTTTTTTGTTTTTCATTATTAGCAATCCGGTGTGCCTTGTGTACATGGAATATTAGCGTCATCGCATGATTTAAATAGGTGCATTGATGCATATTCATCAAATAAATCGTAGCAGTTTTTTACTATAGACTTCCCGGACAGCATCACACAATTTCCATCGCCGCAACATGCTCCCCACAATTGACCATTTTCGCATTCATCATCTTCATCTGTACATTCATCACAATTATAGCAATAATTTTCATTATTATCACATTGAGATGCAAAAGGAACACCCCCAGCATCATAACAATTTTGAGGTGTATCATAATACATGCAAGTATAATTTAAACAACAATTTGCATCATTACCACTACCACAATTATTATCGCATAACGTTAGATTATTATAGAATGTACCATTGCTCTCATTGCATTGTTTTTGTGTCATTGCAGAACAATCAGAATTAACACAGCAATAACCCCATACATCGTCGCATGGCGTCGAAGCACACGGCACACCATCACCGTAATACGAGCCTCCGGCGTTGAAGCACTCAGTCTCGGTCAAAGTCTGACAGGAAGTGCCGACACAGCACGCTCCGTCGGGGTCTGAATTACACAGAGAGCAATTTTCAACACCAGAGTAGTATGTTCCCTCATGCACCAAAACACATACGTTTTCATTCAATCCAGTATAGCAATCTGTCTCGGTACAACAAGTAGATGTTATTGGACATGTAACATCACCACATTCTGTCAAATTACCTTGCCATTTACCACCACCCTCTATACATAGAGATGACTCATCTAGTTCGACACAATTTCCTTCTGTGCAGCATGCTCCGGTTGTGCATGGTGTTCCCCATGTAACACCATCAGCGTCTATACATGTGCTTCCTTCACCGAGCCAGGTTGTATTAGAACCAAGATAACCATCATCACACAAATATTCATGTACTATAGCACAATATGTTGGATTATATGGGTTATTTATATAAATTCCAGGAGTGTAGCAACATGCGCCCAACGGGTAGTCGTACACAGAAGTATCGCAAACACCGTTAGAACATTTAGCACAATCGACTACTGATTTTTTCTCTGCGTCATTGACTAATCCACTCCTCCGCGTACACAGGCCGCCGGGTCCAAGCCAAATGCCTCCAATTTCATCTTCACAATACGACCTTGTAAAAAATGAACGGCATGAACGGCTGGTGACATCATCTGTTTGAGAAACTATTGGCTCGCAATCATCAATACAAGCCCAATCATCTATATTAGGATAAATACCTGAAAGTTCTGAACAGACTTCTTTGTCTGCGTGAACGCCCAAACCGTTTGATCCACTGTTGCCACAACACCAACCATGTTCCATATAACATTTACCATTTAGACAGCATTCTCCAAGTGCATAATCTATTGGTTTTGGTTTTCTATATTTTCCAAGACCTATATTATCCATGGGACCACTTTGATCTTTTGCTGGGTATATTGCTATAGGTGGACCAGCCCAGAACGAAGAATGCAGTATGGTTCTCCAATCACCAACTTCTGCATCATCCCAAAAGCAAAATTCATCAATACTTGTTTCAAGTTTTTCAGGCTGGAGTATTACATCTTCTGAATTATGTAAAAATGAATTCTCATCAACAAACAGCATCCTACCATACGGAATAGAAGGTGTGGCCATGTTCCCTCCGGCATAGGACATAATCTCCCAAGGCAATGAATTATAAAATATTCCTGTCATTTGACAGCAACCAGTACAACCAGCACACGATAAGCAATCTATGTCGTCGGTATTTATCATATCCCCATATCGACTACACCTCTGATCAGTGTGTTCCCAATCCTCCCCACCGCCACCATCATAATAACCTATATCTAGCCATGAGGTTCCAAAATGAGGGTGTAGATCCATGCAAGTTTCAATAGTCATGAGATCACCACAACTACAAGTTCCTCTGGTAGGATCTAACTTAGAATCAATATCATCCCCCTCTTCAACCCAACAACATGTACCAAGATCATCAACCAAACAGTCGAAAATAGGTAAATCACATTCAACAGAACCATCACTGCAACATGTAGCATCATTTTCTGATATCATATTTCCACTACAAGCGCTCGAAGGAGATGGCGTTTGGTTAACAGGATCACAAGTATCACAGCCCCCACCCGAATTGGCATATGTGTATTCCTCACAGGAACCATCGGAACAACAATACGTTCCTTTGTGGCAGGGGCTATCATCACATGATAAACCAGCATGCCATATTGCATTATTTGGGTCATTGTTATATACTAAACATGTCGTTTCGTCATATGGAAAGCACGAAATATCACAAACAGAATCACAATTTCCTCTGGTATGAACACAACAACATCCATCGGAAGAAATATCACCACATTCTAAATTGCTTATAATATCTAAAGGAACTTCATTTATAGAAGTAAACCTTGGAGAAAGTGGCACACCATATTTTCCACTATAAAGATAATCATATGAGACACAATCATACCAATTATCGGTTTCAATAATTCCATGCGTTGATGTACAACAAACAATTTTATCAAGGTCAGGAGCGGTTGGTGGGTTAAAAATACCCATCATAAATTCACAAGCACCTCTTGTGTAGGTATTCGATTCGGGTGTTGTGTTTCTTGTGTTCCAATTAACGTCATTTTCAATACCATCAAAGAAAATCAATGGTGATTGTTTATTTATTGTTGATGCCCAGCGTGCATTTGGAGGAAGATAACACTCACCAAATTCAGCACAAGATGTACATTCATAGTTAACAGAATATTGAGGGTAATTTTCTGGATGACAGTCCATACAATGGAATATATTATCAGGTTCATTTTGATTTAAGCATATCGATCCCTCTTGATTTGAAGAATCCGCATACAACAATTGAGGCCATCCATCATATTGTAAAAATGAAGTGTCATATGTTTCGTTGGTTGCTCTGTTGTCCAATAAAATACTGAATGTTTCTGTTATTGGGTTTTCGGGAACTCCAGTTTCCTCTATTTGAACAGCACTATATGTGCAATCATTATCACCGAAAGGACAAGAACAGGGCGTTCCTCCGCCCTTCCAAGTTTTATATTCTCCTACACATTCTTCTTCTTCTGTTTCCTCACATGTTCCATAATATTCATCACAGCATGCACCTAACGCAAATAGTACTTCACAATCAACATCAAAGCATGACCTATTAACATTAAAAATTCCGCCCTGTTCAGAGCAATATGTTCCGCTTGATTCTATGCAATTAAATTCATTCAAACAACAAGCACCAAATTCCTCACATCCGCACAACAAATCATTATCACAATCGGAACCGTGTCCCATGAATATACCAGCACATTCGTATTGGGTTGAAATTATACATTCGTATTGTTGTATATTCCCCCATAATGTACAACAAGCACCCTCTAGGGGAACATGATCACAACAATCAACAACACCACAAGTGGCACCAGGAATCCACGTTCCATCCAAGAGTTGACATTGTAGTTCACTAATACATCCATGGGGCGTTCCATCTTGTAGTGTTGGCTGAACGCAAACATACTCGTCTTCAAGAGAATCTTCTGTTTCTATATTTACACAACAAGCACCCTGTTCATCACATGGGTCACAACAGAAATCCTCTCCTACTATATCGCAGTCAATACAATTGCTTGTCTCGTCGCCGGGAATTGGAGCAAACGACCTACAGTCGCAGGGTTCACCACAGGGGCAATCCGCATCAGGTTGGCAGTACCCGCAGCGGCAGCCACAAACATCGCCCGGCTCGCACCCCCCCGAAGTACACGGGTTCTTATAATCATTGGGATCGTCACAGGCTCCACAGGGTACGTAGGCCGAATTCGAGATATTATCACACGAATATTCAGGATTGTGCTCGTAACATGTTATGAAGTACCGGTCCATCGAGCCTCCGGTGCACCCTTCCGTCTCATCCGTTACTGCTTTATATTCATACCACTGCATGACTTGGTCACAATCACAAATCCCGACACCATCTTGACACACATAGGAATATTTACAACAAAAACCACAACCTAACGATGTATTGCATTCATCGTAGGATAAACTACTACACTCTCTGGTGCTATAAAACGAATTACCACCGCCGTCACATATAAATCCCGTTTCTTCGGAGCATGTGTGTTCACAGTCTGTATTTGTTTTGTCGCAACACGCCCCCACAGAACATTTTTCAAATTCAGAACAGGAAACATTATTTTTAAATGTTCCTCCTAAACTTAAACATTCTCCTCGGGTCATCAAATTATCAGAATCATCAGTATCTTTACATGTTATATCACTAGTGGAATTAATATCTAAGCAACAAGAACCAATAGCATTTAAATCACATATGTCTCCGCCGCATTGTTCCCCAGAATAAAACACACCACCAAGAATATCACAATGGTGTTCATTTGGAACTTCTATACATTCTTGATCTACACAACATATTCCGGGATTTGTTACATCACACCAACTACAATTTGGACCCCATTCATAATCAAACCAAACACCGGGTCTACTGTCACAATAAAAAGAAGTTACGTCTCCAATACACACACCATCGTTTGCGCAGCACAAACCCTTTGTAGGACAAGGGATTTCGGGCCAAAATGTTCCACCAAATTGATAACATTTTGTGTTCAATATGTCATCAAAACAATCTCCACCAAGACAACAAATTCCATTTAATATTTCACCATCATCACCAAAACAACTCAAAGAGCAAGGACTTAATAAATTAAATGTTGGATTTAACAATTCAGAAATACAATAATCATATGTCACATAATCAACACAAGCATCAAAATATTGCTGTGATTGTTCATCATATTCGGTGTAGCAACAAGAACCAATAGAGGCTTCTATGATTTCACAACTCTCTTTTTCGTGATTTTTAGAAACTAGAACAATTTCCCAATCTTCGTTGGGTTTTCTGGTAAAATGAAGAACATTTAAACCACAACCTAACGATGTATTTTCTTCAATTTTAAAATCAGAAGGAGTGTCCCAAATTTCGTTTCCATCTATTAGTGCAGTAAATGAT